ATTTACGAAGAAACCCTTTCTTTAAAAAACGAGCAGATTGTGGATTTAAACCACCTTCTAGAAGCAGAGATGGGAAACAACAGTCAGGAGTGGTGGATATTCGGAGGAGTATTGATAGGGGTTATATTGTCAGTGGCTGTATTCCGCATCAGTGTTGAAATCGTTAAATGAAGAGCAACGATTTAAATTATGTCGCTGGTTTAGAAAAGGCAATCGAGAAGAAGTATGGCCACGAAGCTGTAGAAAATCCGGCTAACAACTGGGACAAGGTTAAAGAAAAAAGCTATATTGAACAGCTTGAAAAATTTGTTGAAAAGCAGAAAAAGTTCGAACAGGACCACGCAGCAGAGAATGTTGACGGTGTTTTAGTTAGTCGTAAACTACTTAATAAAGAGGGAATTTTTAATTGTTCCACGTGTAGTAAAAAATTAAAAACAATAAATGACGAGATATATTTTACAAAATTTGATTGTTGCGAAAAGTGTTATGTAAATTATGTTGTAGACCGCGAAAAAAGGTGGTTAGACGGATGGAGACCAAAAAATGTCACAAAAAGTAGTTGATATATTAAGAGGAATTTCTCAAGCAGCAGCTGGGATGTACGACGGCGCGACAGATGAAAACGGAGAGCCGGTAAAAATAGGCCTGAAAAGAGAGGAAGGTAACCCTTTACTTGACAAAAGAGTGATCGACGGTTGCAAAGTACGCTGCAGCGGAAACACCCTCGTCGTTTCTTATCATTCAGAATTGTTGTTAAAAGATGTGTATGCCCAAAACTTAGAAAATGAATTGGAACAAACCATGTCGGATATAGTCAATTATCTGAAGAAACAATACAAAAAAATAACTGGTAATACCCTATCATTAAAAGAAAAGGGTGAGTGCGACGCAAGAGTCGAATCAACTAGTCGTGTCCGAGTTTTTGTCACAGCCAGAAAAGACTATGAAATTACGAGCATGAGCGACGTTGAAGGTGTGAGTGAGCCGTCAGAAGATAAATTAGAAAAAACGTTTTCTGATTTTTTAGCAAAAGCTTCTGACAAAAAGGCTCCTAACGATAAGCGCAAAGCCGAAAGTTAACAATGTCTTACTCTCTAACTAAAGAGAAGATTTTAAAAGAAGTGATCAGGTCTGGCAAAGATCCGGTGTATTTTATTAATAATTACGCTAAGATTTCTCACCCCATGAAGGGCCTAATCCCGTTTAAAACGTATGATTTCCAAGCCGATCTTATAGACGACTTCAATGACCACCGATTCACGGTTATTTTAAAGGCGCGACAGCTAGGTATATCAACAATAACCGCTGCTTATGTCGCCTGGATGATGATGTTCCATCGCGACAAAAACGTTTTAGTTATCGCAACTAAGTTTGGCACCGCCGCAAATCTAGTAAAAAAAGTGAAGGCGATACACAGACATTTACCGGAGTGGATGAAGATCGCAAGTATTGCTATAGACAACAGGACATCTTTTGAACTGACTAACGGTTCTCAAATCAAAGCTTCATCAACCAGCGCCGATGCCGGCCGTTCCGAGGCCCTCTCCCTTTTAGTTATCGATGAGGCTGCTCACGTCGAAGGCCTTGAAGATCTCTGGACCGGCTTGTATCCCACGCTCTCCACCGGCGGCCGTTGCATTGCGCTCTCGACCCCCAACGGCGTGGGAAACTGGTTCCATCAGACATATGTCAACGCGGAAACTCAACAAAACGATTTTTATTCCGTCGAACTTACATGGGAGGTGCACCCGGATCGCGATAAGGAATGGTTTGACAAAGAAACCAAAAACATGTCGCGCCGACAAATTGCACAGGAACTAGAATGTAATTTCAACATGTCCGGAGAGACTGTTTTCCACCCGGAAGATATGGAATTGATACAGTCGTCTTTATGCGAACCAAAATACAAGACGGGACTTGATAGAAACTTGTGGATTTGGGAGGAGTACTCCCCGGGCAGTTCCTACATGATATCGGCCGACGTCGCGCGCGGCGATGGCCAGGACTATTCTACTTTTCATGTTTTTAAACTGGAGAGTTCGGAGATTGTAGCCGAATATCAAGGCAAAGCTGCTCCGGATGTTTTCGCGGATATTCTGTATCAGACTGGAAGAGAATTTGGAGACTGCATGCTCGTCGTGGAAAATAACTCTGTTGGCTGGGGAGTATTAACGAAGCTGCAAGAACAGGCTTACCCGAACCTTTATTATTCAAAAAAATCTACTCATGAACATGTTGAATCGCATCGGGCTGATAGCACCGGCGTCATTCCCGGATTCACTACGTCTACAAAAACTAGACCCCTTGCAATTGCAAAATTTGAAGAGCTTATAAGAAACAAATTAATTAGTATAAAATCAAAAAGACTTTTTAATGAAATGAAGACGTTTGTTTGGGAAAATGGTAAGCCGAAGGCCATGAGAAAACATAACGACGATCTTATCATGGCGTGTGCTATCGGCTGCTGGGTGAAAGAGACCGTTTTTACGGTCAATAAACGGGAAGTTGAGTACAAAAAAGCGTTCCTGTCGGGCATATCTTCTACCAGATCAGAGCTTAACACAGCGATACCAGGTATGATAGGATATAAAGAGAAAGATAAAGATAGAAATAAACAAAATTATAAAGATTTTGTTTGGCTTATTAAAGGATAAACAATGGCGTCTAATAAGAAAAATGTGAAGAATGCAGATAGCAACTTATTTAAGCAGCTAACAAAGTTGCTTTCCGGCCCTCTTGTCAAATACAGAAGACAAGACAGCCGACAGCTAAAGAAGAAAAAACTAGATAAGTACAAATCGCGATTTAAATCGGCGAGTGGCCAAGAATTTAAAAAGGAAGCTTACGACGATGTCTTTAGTTCTCTCAGATCAGACTATTATCAAAACCAAAACCGCATGGACAGATATGCTGATTTCGACCAGATGGAATATACCCCAGAAATTGCTTCTGCGATGGACATTTACGCCGACGAGATGACAACATTTTCCGTATACCGACCCATGGTCGATATTTTTTGCAGCAACCAAGAGATTAAATCTGTGGTCGAAACTCTGCTCTACAACGTATTAAATATTGAGTTTAATCTTTACGGCTGGTGTCGATCAATGTGCAAATATGGCGACTTTTTCATATATCTAGATATCGAGCAAGACGAGGGAATTAAGAATACAATTGGATTACCAGCAAACGAGATAGAAAGATTAGAAGGCGAAGATAAACAAAACCCAAACTACGTACAATATCAATGGAACACCGCCGGCCTTACTCTAGAGAATTGGCAAGTCGGCCACTTTAGAGTTCTTGGTAATGACAAGTTCGCTCCGTACGGTACCTCGATCCTTGAACCAGCCAGAAGAATTTGGCGCCAGTTGACGTTATTAGAAGACGCTGTTATGGCATACCGTATTGTACGTTCACCGGATAGAAGAGTGTTTTACATTGATGTCGGCGGAATTCCTCCTGAAGATGTTGAACAATACATGCAAAAAGTCATGACCAACATGAAGAGGAACCAAATTGTTGACTCCAGTACAGGACAGGTAGATCTCAGATATAACCCATTTAGTGTTGAAGAGGACTATTATATTCCGGTTCGCGGCGAGTCTAGCGGCACAAGGATTGATACCGTCAAATCAGGTCAGTACACCGGAGATATTGATGACGTAAAATATCTCAGAGACAAGCTTTTTAGCGCCTTAAAAATCCCTATGTCGTATCTTGCTCGCGGAGATGGAGCCGTTGATGATAAAGCCACATTAGCCCAGAAGGATATCAGGTTTTCGCGAACTGTGCAAAGATTACAAAGGTCTGTAATTTCTGAATTAGAGAAAATTTGTATTGTGCATTTGTTTACTTTAGGTTATCGTGGAAATGACTTGCTTTGTTTCAAGCTTGCGTTGAACAACCCTTCAAAGCTAGCAGAACTTCAAGAGCTAGAGCACTGGAAAGCCCGTTTTGAAGCTGCAGACGGTGCCTCTGCTGGATATTTCAGTAGAAGATGGGTAGCAAAGAATATTCTCAATATTTCCGAGGAGGAGTTCGAAAGAATGCAAGCGGAAATGTTCTATGATAAGAAACACGACTTCTTCCTGGAACAGGTCGGCGAGACCGCAGCTGCTGAGGGCGCCGGCCTAGGAGGAGCCCTAGGCGTCGGAGGCCCCGAAGACGCCGGCGCTCTTCCTGGCCCGGATGATATTGCCCCGGAAGAAACACCCGAAACATCCGAAACACCAGAAGACGCCGGCCCTCTTCTGGCCACACCCGCCGCGGCCGAAGGAGCCATACCGGATATCCCACCGCCGGCGAACAGAAATGAGCCAGGAGAATACAAAGATAAGTATGGGGAAAGAATAACTACGACAGCTGCCTCGAAAAACAAATATTACAGGCCGGTCAAGGTTGATTCTAGAACCGGTCGCACACAAGCTTTCTTGGCACAGGGCGGCACGCAATATACCGGCAAGAGTAAACGTTCCTATTTACAGGGTGCCAGCGATTTAATGTCTACTATAAAACCAAATAATAGATTATCAGAAGTTAACGACTCTAATTACTATGAAGAGCAAGAAAAACAAATATTTCGAGAAAACGTTGAAGTAAAGAACTTAATTGACTCGTTAAAAAAACTGGAGAAAACCGAAGATGAAACTGAAGCATAACAAAAAGAGAAATACAGCATTTGTTTACGAGATCTTAATTACTGAGTTATCAAAGGCGTCAATGCACGGCTTGCACAAAAAAAAGAGTACTGTTTTAAACATCTTAAAAACTTATTTTTCTAAGAATTCTATCTTGCGAGAACAATTAGATATATATCGCTCTTTTGATGACCTCGATGGTATCGATACGCCGACCCTTGAAAAAATAATTTTAGAGGCCCGCGGTCACGCAGCTTCTTTGAGTGGAGAACGGGTCTATAGGGCTCAGTCGAGCGTGATTGATACAATTAATAAAGAGCTGGGTCCTGATAGCTGGGACGGGTTTGTAAAAAATTATAAAAAACTAGCAACAATCAATCAGTCTATTTTTACGAAATCAAACCCTAAAGCACAGGTCTTTGTAGAGCAGAAATTAACTAAACTTCTGAGCGAGAAAAAAGAAAATTTTGAGCCGTTTCCAACAATTAACAAACTGACATTAAAAACGTTTTTAGATAAGTTTAATGAACAGTATTCTAGTACTTTAAATGAAAATCAGAAATCTCTTTTGAGTAGGTACGTCACCTCCTACAGAGATGACGGTCTGGAACTAAAAGTATATTTATACGAAGAGATTGACCGTTTGAAAAAAAATATACAAAAACATGTAAAAGAGAATTTCGAAACTTCGCCTAAGCTAACCTTGGTTTTAGAAAAAATCAATGGGTACCAAAACAAAAATATAGATAAAAAGCTTATCACGGAAGTAATTAAAATACAATCCTTAGTGAGTGAATTAGAAAATGGCAATTAAAATAAACATAGTTGAAGATGGTGCCGAGGTTGAAAAAATTCTTCTCAACGCGAAGAAGACTATTGACGGAAACATTATAATTTCAGATCACCCGGACATGAACATCTTGATTCTCCCTTCCAAAAATAAGATCGTAGCTATGCCAAAAGATCAAATAGACGACGAGCTTTATGATACACAAAAAAGATTGTTTAACTTTCTATTAAAAAAGGGCGTCATAAGCTACGACACGATCCAGGCAGGAAACTTGTTTATGACGAAAGAAGCGCTGATACCTGATGCCATCAACGGCGGAGATAACATACAGTACTGCTTGTATGCAATTTCTAACTTCATTGAAGAAGAAATTCCTTTCTATGAAAACATGCATGAATATGAGAAAGAAGTTGAGAAACAACTTCTTGAGCCCGAGATCGATGAGTATACAGAGTTTAATCCGGAATTACATTCTGACACTAAAGGTACTTTGCCACCAAGAATGATAAAGCACGGTATTCACAACATCTACAGATTATAGGCTAACCATGGAATTATTATATTTTGTACTCTGTTCTTACGGAATGACATACATTTTAGTGTACGGCTCTATTTTCAACCAAATCCGTCCGAAATCTGGAAAGCTTGGAGAACTGTTTAGATGTCCTCTTTGTACCGGCTTTTGGGTAGGATTATTTTTGTGGAGTATCAATTGTTTTACAGAACTATTTACCTATGAATACAACTTAATAAATGGTTTGCTTTTAGGAAGCTTATCCGCCGGGACAAGTTATTTCTTAAGTGTCATATTAGATGACTTTGGTTTAAAATTTAGGAATACACGAGGAGGTGATTCGCAATGAAACGGCATAACATTCCAGAAGTAAGACGCTGCTGTAACGGTAGCTCACCCATGCGGGGGAGAGCCCCGCTAAAAATTTGGAGAAGATGATGAAGTCTAAAATAAAAAATAGTCCATCC